CGGCTCTGTTACACCGAGACCCCCAGTTTCTGGGCTACCGAATAAAGTATAATTCCCTTTTTGTGTAAAATGTTCAATTCGCTCTTTATTATAGTGAATATAACGTTTCATTGCACGTTCGGGATTATTGGAGTTCTTTATGAGATGATCTAGCTTTCCAATAATTGGTATAGCCTGATGGTTCTCGCGTAGTGAAACCTTTTCAGGTCCCGGCGCGTTTTCCAACAGTAACCCATTGTTAAGGAAGTCGATTTTTCGAAAGTTATGCTTTCCCTCCTTTGTCTCATGATATAACCAAGACTCGCTGTTCACAGTGATAAAGTTTGGACTGATATAATTCTTTCCAATACTCAATGTGAAACCCGCGATCTTTATCCATTTCTGCCAAACGACGTAAAACGCCTTGTTTGAACGAAATAGTATATCATCTCCATTAACTAAACACGGTAGTTTCTCAAGTGGAACCGATTTCCCCAGATATTCCTCTAATGCCTGCCAGTAGGCGACGACATTAATTGAACAGAGGATTGGAAAGCTGAGGGGGCAACCCATCAGCTGGCCATTTGACTGCATGAAAGTATCAAGTTCCCCATCCTTGTTACAGGATTTAGGATACGAGATTTCATGACACCCTAATACACGGTTCCAAATGTACCTTTCCCTATGTGAAGCATAGATGGAAACACAATACCGATTGAATGCTAAAGCATTTACCTCGGTACTGAGTCCATCAGTTGCTGCGGAGTAATCTCCACTCACCCACTCATCAAATTCTAGTTTCATATCTCTCTCCTGTTGGAGTATTCCTTCAAGATGTGAGACATTGACTGGTTCGCCGGTAAGGCGAAACTGAGGAAATTGTTGTAGGTGATTCCACATATCCTTTTGGGCTGTCATTGATGCCCAATAAGGAAGACTTGGTCCTTTTGTAATAAGTCGGCATTTGAGGGGCTCCAGTATAGGAGCAACCATGGCTTTACATGGTCCTTTTATGGCCTCAAGGAAGGCGAGATCAATAACCTTGTTATAACATGGGGCCTCCCAGCCCCTGACTTCACCCACTTCGTTAACCGAGATCTCATACATTTTGAG